ATCCAATCTGATGGATTTTCCGACTTGCGCGGCGAGTTAGTTAGTGACTTCAAAGGGTTTCAGTAGTATTGTGGTATGAGATTCCACGTCGTAGGACTACCCCATACCCAAGTAACTAAAGAGTTCTCAGGATGTGCCTATACCGAAAAGGTCAGGCGCTTCTGCAATATGATGAAGGGCCTAGGCCATACGGTCTATCTCTATGCTGGCGAAGAGAACGAAGCCAATGTAGATGAACTGATACCTTGTATCACTGAGACCCAGCGTAGGATTGCCGTAGGCAATAAGCCGTATGTTGAAACCCCATACGATCCAAAGCTGCAGCACTGGCAGACCTTTAACAAGAAGGCCGCTAAGGAGATTCGCAAGCGAGCCGATAAGCAAGACTTCATCTGCTTGATAGCAGGTGGCAGTCACCAGCCAATCGCAGATCAACTACCAGAGTTTATGAATGTGGAGTTCGGAGTTGGGTACTCCGGCGTATTTGCTCCATATAGAGTCTTTGAGTCTTACGCTTGGATGCACAGCGTCTACGCTCAACTAAAGGATGCAGCTACCGTAGATGGCAGCTTCTTTGATGCTGTAATCCCAGGTTACCTAGAGCCAGAGATGTTCCCACTAGGTAAAGGTGATGGCGACTATTACCTGTATATCGGCAGGATGGTTCCACGCAAGGGCGTGGATATCGCCGCCCATATCTGCAAGGTAATCGGTGCAAGACTGATTATGGCAGGACCGGGAAATCACATCCCAAGCTATGGCGAGTACATAGGACCAGTAGGCCCAGAAAAGCGAGCTGAGCTAATGGGTGGGGCAATAGCCACCTTCGTGCCTACGCTTTACATAGAACCTTTTGGCAATGTGAACATTGAATCACAAGCCTGCGGAACTCCAGTAATTACCACAGACTGGGGCGCATTTACAGAGACGGTAGTACAGGGCGTCACTGGATATCGCTGCCGCAATGTTGAGGACTTTATCTTGGCTACTCAAAACGTCAAGAATCTAGATCGCAAGGCAATTAGGGATAGGGCTGTATCGCTCTACTCCGTAGATGTCATTGCGAAGCAATACGAGAAATACTTCGAGAGACTGTTGACCCTATGGGGCGACGGCTGGTATACGGAAGGAAACAATGCCAACACTGTCCGAGATGATAGACGAGGTACGGACTAACCTACAGGGTTATACCCTTCGTCAAGATCGCATCACCTATGTGAATAATGCGGCTGGTCTTACGACTACCAGTCTTTCTATAGAAGTAGGCTCAACTGAGAATCTAGCCAAGGGCCTAATAGAAATTGATGATGAACTAATCTGGGTCGACTCTTTTAACAAAGCAACTGACACACTTAATGTTATGGGCGCCGCTGCTAACCCAATAGGTCGCGGCTTCCAAGGGACCACGCCTGCTCCACACTCTCGATATGCGCAGATAACCCTTGCTCCTACCTTCCCAAGGATTTCAATTAAGAAGGCTATCAACGACACCATCAACTCTTACTACCCAAAGCTCTGGGCTGTTGCATCTACCACCTTCACCTTCAATGCCAGCCAGGTTACTTACGCCCTGCCGGATGACTGCGAGCAGATTCTTTATATGTCTTGGCAGACCACTGGTTCAAGCCAAGAGTGGCTGCCCATCAACCGCTGGCGCATAGACCCAATGGCCAACTCAAGCACCTTTAATACCAACGTTACGGTAAATATCTACGAGAACATTCAGCCGGGACGAACTGTCCAGGTCTGGTATACAACTGAGCCGAATACTCTAGATGCAAGCACCGATGATTACGAAGATGTCAGCGGCCTACCAGGTAGCACCGCCGATGTGACTGTTCTTGGCGCCTGCTACAAGCTGCTGTCATTCCTTGACACTGGACGTATCAATCTATCCAGCGCTGAGGCTGACCTTAACGATACGAAGAATCCATACAACTCCGGCTCTTCGGCATCCCGTTATGTATTCGCCCTGTTCCAACAGCGCCTTAATGATGAGGCTCTGAAGTTGCAGGATAAGTTCCCAATCCGTTTGCACTATAGCCGTTAGGAGATAATAAGTGGCTAGAAAATACTCATCAACCAGCGTAGAGCAGTTGCTCAATGGCTCGCTTGGCGCAGGTGATACCACCATATCGCTGACTAATTCATCTGCAGTAACGGCTCTGCTAGGCGGAGTAACTCTTGGTGCCGCAGTAGGCGGCGTATACCCAGATCAATTCACCGTTGCTATCGACCCTGATACAGCCTCTGAAGAAATTGTTTTTGTAAGGGCTACCTCTGGTAACCAGTTGACTGCAGTACTACGCGGTCAGGCTGGAACCTCTGCAACGACCCACACCGCTGGTGCAACTATCAAGCACGTCCTTACCAGCGATGACTTGTCAGCCTATGCGACTTTGACTGATACACAGACCTTAACTAATAAGACCCTAACTGCTCCAGTAATTAGCACCATTGCCAATACTGGAACCTTAACGCTGCCATCTAGCACAGATACCTTAGTCGGTCGCGCTACTACCGATACGCTGACTAACAAGACCATAGCCCTTGGCAGCAATACCGTAAGTGGAACTATTGCCCAGTTTAATACTGCTTTGACTGATGGCAATTTCGCCACCATTCAGGGAACTGAAACTTTAACCAATAAGACCTTGACTACGCCAGTCATTACCCTTGGCTATAGCACCCCTTCGTTTACATCTAATGCTTATACGCTAGTAATCGGAGACCAATATAAGTTCCTATTGGCTAGTAACAGCACTGCTGCAGGTAGCGTTAGAATCCCAACGTATGCTTCGGTTCCGTTCCCTAATGGAACGCAGATAACCGTAATCCAAACTGGCACCGGTCAGTTGACAATCAACGCCGTATCTTCTGGAACAACAACAATCTATTCGGCTGGGGCTACCGCGTCATCGCCTAAATGTCGCACCCGATACTCAGCCGTAACCTTGATACAAGCAGATGCCGATGTCTGGTATGTGGTTGGAGATTTGGTCTAATGCAAATTATTGGATCAATGGGTTCACCTCAGCGCAAATACGCGCTGGCTCAAACTTATACCTCTAGCACTACCTATACAGTTCCTGATGGTGTAGGACAGATTGCGATATTCGCAGTTGGGCGAGGTAATTCTGGGCAAGGTGGCACAGGTGGGTCTTATCCCTTGCCACAATCAGGTTCTGGTGGGGCTGGCGGTGGAGGTGGAGGCGCTTGCGCAGCCTGGAATATAGATGTCAAGTCTGGTGATACTTGGACCGTAACCATAGGAACATCAGCATCTGCCACTAATGGAACTATTACCTTAACCGCTAATGGCGGAAGTGGTCAAGCAGGCGGCTCATATTCTGTAACTGGTGCAACAAATTCTACTGGAGCAGCAGGTACCAGCGGTAGTGGAGGTGGCCCAGCCCGCACATCCTATGCCATTGGTTTTAATGGAAGCAACGGAAGTTCTGGTACCGCCCTTTCTAACTCTTCTTGGCCTGATTTAGGCTTGCCTAACGGTCTATACAGTTCTGGTGCCGGAGGTGGTGGAGGTGGAGGCGGCTCATTAAATAATCTTTCGACCACAACTAATTCCGGTGGTACTGGTGGTACTGGTTATATTGGCTCTGGAGCGGGTGGTAATGGCGGTAGATACTTTACTGCGGGTAACGCATCAAATCTAAATGGTACTGCTGGAACAACTGGCAACGGTCCTGACGGAGGCGGAGGCGGTGGCGGCGCTGGAGTTGCTACGACTGCGCTAAATACCAGCCCATCAGGTTGGGCAACCACTTCTGCAGGCGCTGGCGGAGCCGCTGGTTCTGCATCAGTTTATATTTATCAACGATAAGCAAGGAGAACGATGGCACCCTACGGTGACGACATCACAGAAGGTATTCCGTATGTCCTTTCTAATCCATCTACTGCACCTATCTACACGCCTAGCAATGTTGCCTATGATATGGCCATCAACAATCTGCCATTCTTTACGGCAGCATCTGATGATTCCCCTTATCGCCGCGTAACTGCTCAATATCGTAAGCAGCAATACGATCAAACCCGCGAAGCTGGAGAGCAGACCCTTACCGGTTGGTGGTTCCGTAGCCAGTCTTCATTCCATTTAGGCCAAGGCATTAAGTTCTTTGAGCCTGCTCAAGATGAAGGGCTACGCTTTCAGTACACCGAGTCCAAGGGTCTAGATGTCTGGACCAAGGGACAGGCAACACTGATACTGGATTCAGATGCTGGTCATCAAACCACTGCCGCTATCAACAGCAACGGTAGGCCAGACCAGCACTTACGTTCCATTAAGTGGACAAAGAGTGGTAACACCTACGACGGTTGCTTGATGCTTGATGGCTTTGATATCAATAAGGTTTACCCGACCATAACGGCTTCGGTCACCAATAAAGCCTTGACTTCTAACGTAGCTACTCTAACCACCAGCACTGCTCACGGGTTGGCAGTTGGTATGACTGCCGAGATATCAGGCGTAGATGCCACATTCAATGGTTCGTATACCATCACTGCGGTTACTAGTACCACCTTCTCTTATGCAAAAACTGCAACTAACGTAACTTCAACGCCAGTAAGTCCTGCCGGTACGGTTTATAGCAACGATACCCACTTCCAGGATTATTCAGTGGTTGGCGCTTACAAGGTTTACGCTTTATGTGATGATGGTGTCTACGCCTACTGGTTATCCCTTATTGACGATTCGGGTGTGGATAAGACTGCGATGTATAAGAAGTTACTTAATGATGATGCAACCGTATCACCAACTTTGATGTGGAAGACATCTTCAGTGTTAGTAAACAATGCAGTTATTGAGTTCACTAAAGAGCGTATTGTGGCTTGTATAAACAATGGCGTCTATGAGATATCAACCACAGCGTCGGCCTTGCCTACCGCTGTCTATACCCACCCAGTTGACAACTTTGTTTATGCCAGCATCACCTCAAGTGGTGCTGCTATTTATGTGGCAGGTTTCTCAGGCAGCCAATCAAATATCCAGAAGTTTACTCTCACCTCAGTCGGTGCTATGCCTACCTTGACTAGCGCAATCACTGCAGCAGAGATGCCTAGTGGGGAACTCATCTACAAGATTTACTACTACCTTGGCTATATGATGATTGGAACCACCAAAGGCGTTCGAGTAGCAGCCGTATCTGATGACGGTTCATTAGCATACGGACCTCTATTGTTTGATTCTGAGCAACCAGTCTATGACTTTGCCGCTAGGGACAGATATATATGGGCCGCTACCAACGTGGATGGCGCTCCTGGCACGACAAGGATTGACCTTGGTACGCAGATTGGTTCATTGCTTTTCCCATACGCTTGGGATACCTACTACGCCGGGGTGAGCGGTAGATACACCACAGCCTGTGCCTTCGTCAATGGCACCGACAGACTGGCCTTTACCACTAATTACACGACTACTGATGGCGCTGTCTACATAGAGTCAGCCACCCGCTTAGTATCTAGTGGCTACCTACAGACTGGTTACATCCGCTACAACACCTTAGAGAACAAGTTGTTTAAGTTGCTTAACCCGCGCTTCGATGCAACCAATGGCGCTATATCCATATTCTCTATAGATTCAGAGGGCGATGAATACTCAATCGGCTCGTTTATCCAAGGGGCAGCTGTAACTGAGATTGGTATTCCGTACCCAGCCGCTGCTCAAGAATACCTAGGTTTCAAGTTTACTTTCACTAGAAGCGATACGGACAATACCAAGGGTCCGATATTCACTGGATACCAAGTCAAGGCGCTGCCAGCAATTCCGCGTCAACGCATAATCCAGTACCCACTGTTCTGCTATGACCACGAGTCTGACAGATTTGGCGTTGAGGTTGGCTATGACGGTTCAGCCTATGACCGAATGATTGCTCTTGAGTCTGTTGAGAATACGGGTGATACCGTCCGTGTAGAAGATTTCAGAACCGGTGAGGTTTACATCGGTTTGATAGAAGAACTTGATTTCATAAACCGTACACCGTCAGACAAAAGATTCTCCGGCTTCGGCGGAATCCTAGTCGCAACTATTCGATCCGTATAAGGAGCCAGAGATGACCCCTGCTGATTGGGCTGGACTAGCAGTATCCATATTAACCGTAGCTGCTGGATTTACCGCAGCGATACGCTGGTTAGTCAAGCATTACCTACAAGAACTAAAGCCCAATGGCGGGTCATCCATCAAAGACAAGGTTAATCACCTTGAAGAGAAGGTTGACCTACTTACCGACCTGGTAAAGGAAGCACTGAGGAAATGAATGAGACCTGTAGTCAAGAGAGCCACGCCTGCTGCTATTGCTGTTCTTCGTCAGGCGACACAGTTGTGGCCCAAGCGCAAGAGACTGTCCGACGGATTGTTGCCTTCGTCGGCTCACCTAGTTCAGAATCCCAACTCGGATCACAATGTGGGTCTTGCTGTGGACCTAACTCACGACCCTAAGAATGGCGTCGACTGCGCTGAGATATTCCTAAGACTACAAACCGACGCCCGCGTTGAGTATCTGATATTCAATGGCCGCATCTGGTCAGACGGTAAGGGTAACCGCCCTTACGATGGTAGTAACAAGCACACTAAGCACCTACATATTTCCATCAAGCCAAAGTATGCCAATGACACCAGTCCTTGGTTCGGTTGGATGGGAGAGCCTAAGCGCCTCAATAAAGCCAAGGCTAAGTTGAAGAGAGTAAAGGCTAAGAAGAAAGAAACCCCAAGTCCTAAGGAGGACTAATGGATAAGTTAGTAAAGAAGTTAAAGAGCAAAGAGTTTAAGGCTGCATTCAAGTCTTACCTCCGAGCTGTCCTTGCTTCTGCTGCCGCAATGGGCATAGCGTTCCTAACCGACATCGCGCCGGAGTACGCTGTCCTAATTGGTGGCTTGACTGCCCCTATCGTTAAGTGGGCTGACAAGGCTGAAGCTGAGTTCGGACTCAAGTACGACGAGGCTACTAAGTAGGTTGTAACGAGCGCTGCGAGGAAGGCCCCTGCCCTAACGGGTGGGGGCCTCTATTTTTATGCCCGAAATCGGGCTTCTAAGGGGCCTCAGAGGGCTTATCTACTGGGCAAGGTACCTTCACTAGGTTCCCGCAGTTAGAACACTCGGCATCTAAGGCCCACCAGCAGATGTCATAGTCATCAAACTGAGCGAAGATTGTGAAGATGGTAGAGCCGCAGACGCATTGGTGTGTCGGCCCAAGGGACCGTAAGTCAGAGGCTTTGATAGGTGGTAGGCTAGTTCTTTGCAGCCTTGGTAGACGGAACCACATTGCTCGGGACGGCTCCCTCCTGTGGTCGGTCGCCTCGGCGCTTTCAGCGCCGCCCTACCGTTTATTCGCTAACGCTCATATTGTACAAATCAGACAGGTGTCGCTTGGCGCGACACGCCGTACCTAGTGATAAAGTTTCGCAGTGACCACACTGGTAGGGATAGCTCTTAGTGAAGCCTGTTACCTAGCCGCTGATAGTCAGATTACTGAAGACAATCTAAGAACCATATCTACTGCCACTCCAAAGATAATCTCAGTGGGTAGATACTTACTGGGTATTACTGGTGACTCTCGCCCTGGTGACATCCTCGCCTATAACTGGACCCCGCCACCCTACAAGGGTGCAGATCCGGTCCAGTGGATGGGAAAGAAAGTCTTGCCGTCAATACTCGCGGCGTTTAAGGAGAATGGATATGACCCCTATGAAGCGGTCAAAGAAAAGGACTCGGGGTTCGACTACCTTGTATCGTTTAATGGCAACCTCTTCCATATTGCGACCGACCTATCGTTCATCTCGTCGGATCACGGGCTTTATGGACTCGGGTCGGGCGGCCAGTTTGCTCTTGGTTATCTTTATAGTAATTTGGATAACATCACTGGCTCTAATGTAGAGCGACACGCCCGTAAAGCTGTAGAGATTGCGTCAGTACTTGACGTCAATACGCACCTGCCTTTACAGTTCGTTACACAAGAAAGGGTGATATGAGAAAAGATAAAGGTTCCTGGTCTGTCTACCTAAACCGGAACCACTTCTTTAACTGGGGTATTGGCATCAACTATTACCACGAGTACGAGACTGCACCCTTCAAAGTGATGGCAAAGATTTGTCAGATTGACCTGCTATTCTTTAACATCACGATTACTAGGTGGGCAAAATGGATATAAAAGAATTGCTGATTAAGTCTCTTCACGAGAAGGAGAATCAGCGCGGTCGAAGTACGCAGGTACAGATCGGGCCATCAGAACTGGGCGGCTGTCGCCGCAAGGTTTGGTACCGACTCAACAACCAGCCGGAGACCAACGATAACGAGCTAAAGCTCGCAGCGATTATGGGTACTGCTATCCACGCTGCAATAGAGTCAGCGATGGCTGACAACAAAGAAGTTCTACTTGAGCAGACTGTCGAATACGGCGGGATGAAGGCTCACGTAGACTGCTACATCCCTTCCGTCGGGGCTGTTGTGGACTGGAAGACTGTCAAGGCTAAGAACCTTAACTACTTTCCCAGTCTGCAACAGCGGTGGCAGGTACAGGTTTATGGCTACCTAATTTCTAAGTCGGGATTGGGGAAGGTCACGACTGTGAACCTAGTAGCCATACCTCGTGATGGTGATGAGCGAGACATAACAGTCCACTCAGAAGCCTATGACGAGGCCCTCGCGCTAGAGGCGCTCGGATGGTTAGATGCAATACGGAACGGTCAAGTGATTCCCGAACCCGAAAGGGACGAGAGTTACTGTAAGTATTATTGCAAATACTATGACGCCTCTGGCGAGATGGGATGCGTTGGTCTAAAAAAAGGACCTACAAAAACTGAATTACCGATAATAGATAACCCCGATGCAGACAAGTCTGCTCTGGAATATCTGCAACTCGACAACCAGATTAAGGAACTGACCGAACGAAAGGAAGCCATAAGAGAAGGGCTTTCTGGATTACTCGGCGTAACTCAATCTGGTTTCGAGATCAAGTGGACAACAGTCCAAAACAATACGGTCGATAAGGAAGCGGTGGAGAAAGCACTAGGCTTCGTACCGACTAAGCAGGGCAAGGAGAGCGCAAGGCTCTCAATCAGACAGGGAGGAAAGTAATGGCTGCATCAGAATCAACTAAGTTCCAGGTGAACTTCAAATCACCAGATGGGACGCTTATCAACCTCTACGCATCAAGCAAGGAGGAACTTGAAGGGCTGCTTACTACAGCTCAAGACTTTTCAGCGCTCATTTCTAGCGTTAGCAAATCTTTTGGAAGCACTTCAGCGGCTGCACCCGTTTATAGTCCTGGAGTTCAGGGCAAAGGAGCAGCGCCAGCAACGCCAACCGCAGGGCAGGACGGGCCGCCGGTCTGTCGCCACGGGGCGATGAGTTTCCGTGAAGGTGTCGGAGCTAAGGGACCTTGGAAGGGATATATGTGCGCTGCACCTAAGGGTGCAACGGACAAGTGCCAGACAATCTGGGTCAAGTGATTCGATGCGAGAGCCACGTGAGTACGAGGCTCCGCTATGTGCGCAAGTCGGTGGTGATCTCTGGTTCCCCGAGAAGGGTGGAGACATTGGTCTTATCAGAAAAGCGCAGAGTATTTGTGCGCTGTGTAACCACAGAGTTGAGTGCGCCGAATGGGGCATCAAATATGAAGCCTATGGAATCTGGGGAGGACTTGTTTCCTACCACAGAGAAGAGATTCGCAACCAAAGAAACATAAAACTACCGAGGGAGTTAAGTGCTTAGGCTAGACCGAGCTTGGCGCAGTTCGCACAGTAGTGCTGAACCGCTGCCTGTGGTCTGGAACAACTTAAAGAACAAAGAGATTACCTTCAGGCGCGGGCAGTTATGTATGGTCGCTGCTGCGCCTAACGCTGGTAAGTCTATGTTTGCTCTTGTCTACGCGATAAAGGCAGGAGTACCAACGCTGTTCTTCTCGGCAGATACTGATACTGCAACGGTGATGATTAGAGCGGCGGCCCATATATCGGGCCACGCTCAGTCAACTGTTGAAGAGAACATTAGGCGCAGGCCAAATCACTATGCTAAAGACTTGCAGGCGATGAGCCACATACAGTGGGTCTTTGACTCCAGTCCTAACATAGACGACATCGAACACGAGATTAAGGCTTACATTGAACTCTATGGTGAGGCACCTAAGCTGATTGTCATAGATAACCTAATGAATGTAGTCGCTGAGACAGACAATGAGTGGGCCGGTCTGCGGGCTATTATGGTGGAGTTCCACGATATGGCTCGCAAGACTGACGCTTGCGTGATGGTATTGCACCACGTCTCAGAGCAGAGCGAGTATGGTTCGGTCTTTGAACCTTCAGCTCGCAAGGCTATTCACGGTAAGGTGAGCCAACTACCAGCGCTAATACTTACCCTTGGTTATGATCCTTATAGCAAGGTGCTACGGGTGGCCTGCGTTAAGAATCGCTTTGGTAAGCACGCCGCTGATGGCAAGGACTATACGGGATTGTTTACTAACTTTGCTTGCTGTGATATCAGAGACTCTGATGCGATGGGCAGGGCGCTACTGCGCACTGATATGGTCGGAGTATGAGCAGTTACAATAAGGCCAAGGGTTC